CAGGCCGTTTATGACGGCGATCGAAGCGCCGGCGGGGATGCCAGTGGCGGCGATCGGCAGGCCGACGACAAATCCGGTGGCCGACGTGACGGGAATGACGCTGATGCCAGGAGCCACCGAGGCGGTGGTCGTGGTCGTGATATTGGCGACAAGCGACGCCTCGCCTGAGTCATCGGCCGTGCTGATGTAATATGTGGCGTTTTTCGGTAGTCGCATCATCCAGCCGCCGATGCCACGTGTGCCGCTCCAGCCACCGACGTTGCGCTCGTAATCGGCATAGGTGCCGGTTGAGACGCCAGTGTGTGGCCGGGCCGTGAACGGCGCCCTGATGGTGGCGTAGCCGTAGATGTAGCTGCCATCGCAGGCGCGCCACTGCGGATCGCCTGGAGGCGTGGTGGTCATTTGGCCGGCGAATGTGGGCATATCGTTATCTCCTTGTTGTCAGCGCCCCGAGGGGCAGCGGCGCGACGGCGGCCAGGGCTTTGATCCATGGGGACATTCATTTACACGATGTTCAACGCGGTGCCGTTTCGCCACACATCGCCAGCGACCAGTCCGGTGGCGGATGTCGGGATACTGGACAGGTTGAATTTGCTGCCTATTTTCACTGAACCTGTTCCCTTGGCGTTGATATTCACCCCAACATTGGCGTCAACCGCGCCGGGGCTAACCTGGATAACCACAGGCTGACCGGAGGAAGAACCGTAAACATTGATCCAGTTCGCCGCGTTGGCGGCGGGGACGATCCCGAATGAAAAGACGTTATTGTTATCAACGAAACCAAAATAACCATGACCGGAGCCTGTCTTGAACATGAGATTGGATGAGGCTTCTCCCGCTATTTGGATCGTGCAGTCCTGCCCGGAGGCGCCGCCGGTAAACCCGAAATAGTTGGGTCCATTGCCGCCAAAGTTAACGATGGGATTGCCGCCGGAACTCGTCACGGCGAGTAAATTACTTGATGTGGTCTGGAGCGCGGACGTATGCACCATGCCAGTTCCATCGATACGAAAACCCGATGGCCCGGCAAGTAACGCACCCGTTATCGAGACCTGGGAAAAATCAATACCGTTGGCGCACGACCCGACCACCGATCCGATCATTGTTCCGGTTGGCGTGATCGGAAATCCCTTCCCGTCCCCACTCTGCGGATTGCCGAAATAATATCCAAAGGTGGCTTGTTTATAGGTCGGATCAGCGGAAGCCAACAGTAACATGCAGTCGAACCTGTTGGCCGTCGTTGAGCCCGACGCCCCAAGAACACCCATATTGATGATTTGCATTCCGACCAGATAATCAACCGACGACCCGGAACGCGGATTGATGTCGATCTCAAGGCCAGTGACACCGTGCGCGTAAACGCCGCTCATCACCTGGGTCATGATCCCAAGACCGAAAGCATCGCCAAGCCCATTACCGGCACCCGCCGCCGCGCCGGAAACATTAGCGCCCATCTGCTGCGTTATCTGCATACCGGAGAACGAGTTGTTGCTGGCGTTGGCGACGGTGCCATGTATTTGTTGCGATACCATGATAGCGGATCGCGAACCGCCGCCGCCTGTCGTGTTGTGTTGAACCTCCAACGCGGAAATGCCGTATGCACCGGCTCCCGCGGGAACCGTCATGCTCTCCGAAAGCGCGATAAGATTGACCGGGAATGTCGTCCCCTCTGGACCGGGGAAGCCGCTCGCGGGTGAACCTGTATAAGTTACTGACTCGTAGAGCGCGGGATTGTTTCCCGGAAACGCGCCAGACCACGTCCGCGCTCCGGTCAACGCCAACATGCCGGTCACCGTCCCACCGCTCAACGGCAAGAACGGCCCGACATTACTCGCTGCTTCCAGCACCCACTTGACGCCGTCCCAGCGATACCCCGCGCCGCTCGGGCCGGGGATGACCTGACCTACGGTTGGATTGTTGACGAAATCAAACGGCATCGGGTCGGTCCTCCCCGTTGATGCGTTCCGGCATCGGTGTCAGGTGCCTCATGCATTGTTGCTGAATGGCACCGATTAAAGGGGCGACGGCGTTGTAGGGGCCGTTGGCCAGCACCTGCATGACGACCTGCCACTGCTCGGCGGTGAGCGTAACATCGATGGGTTGGTTGCGTTCGATGGTGGTGCTCATGGCGTTATCTCACTTAAACAATGTTCAACGTGGTGCCGTTTCGCCACACATCGCCAGCGACCAGGCCGGTGGCGGATGTCGGGATACTGGACAGATTTAACTTACTGGCGACTTTCACCGCGCCGGTTCCCTGACCGCTCAAGGTCAGGTTGACATTCGCATCGCTCCCTTCCGCCGTGAGCAAAGGGCTGTTTCCGGTTGTCGCCCCCGTGGTTTTGACATAGTTGACCGAGTTCGCGACACCAGTGATAAAGAAGTTCCGATTGTTATCGCCGTTCAGGAAATAAAATCCGCCCGCCCCCACCGTCTTTATATACAGCGGGACATTCGCGTCCGTGCCGGTGGCAACCAAAAACACACCCGTGCCCGGAGCCCCGCTTACCGTTGATAGATAGTTCACCGCCCCAACCGATCCACGTCCCGCCACGAACGCGGGAGCGCCCCCGCTGTCGAGAACAGCAAACGTATTGGATGGCGCTATAACTCTGTCGGTATGCACATTGTTATTGTTATCAACAGCGAAACCATTCGGACCCTTGAGAAACGCGCCCGTGAACGTCACAGCAGAGAAATCAATACCGTAGCTGCATATTCCCGCGACCGAACTCAACATCGAGCCCGCCGCCGTGATCGGAAATCCCTTGGCGTCAGCCGCCTGCGGAGAGCCAAAGTAAAGACCGTATGTCGATCGTTTGTTAACGGAGGGATCAACCGTGCAAAGCATGTGCATCGCGTCGAACACATTCGCGGTAACACCCGCCACGCCGAAATTGACAATCTGCATCCCCACCAGATAGTCCACCGACGATCCGGCATGAGGTGCGATATCGAGTTCAATACCAGTGAAACCGTGCAGGAACGATCCGTCTCCCACCTGCATGTTTATTCCAAGACCGAAAACATCTCCGCGACCGTTGCCCGTACCCGCCGCCGCTCCGGTGACATTGCTCGCGTAAATCTGGAAAAGTTGTGCCGCCACGAAATTCGGTGCCGACGCTCCCATTGGCCCGAGTATCTGATGCGCCACCAGTAACCCATGCCGCGATCCATCGCCTCCTGTGGTGTTGTGTTGTATCTCGAGACCGTTGACCATGGTATCGGCCACGAGGGCTTCCGAAATCGAGAATAAATTGAGCGGAACACTATAACCTTCAGGACCAGGGAACGTGTTCACGGTTCGCACGGGCGTCCCGGTATAAGTCACCGACTCATAGAACGCGGGGTTATGACCAGGGAATGTCGGATCGTTCCATGTCCGCGCTCCCGTTATTCCAAGTCTGCCGGTAATATCGCCACCGCTCAACGGCAGGAAAGGCATATCGCCACTCAGCGCCGCCACGTTGGTCGCTGGCACCCACTGCGTCGAGTCAGCGTCGGCGTAACGAACGTAGAGCTGCAGGCTGGTGCTGTCGAACCAGAGCAGCCCAGGCTGGGACGCGGGCGCCGTGTCGCCTATGGCGGCGGTGGCGCTCATCATGTCTATTACGTTGGCGTTATCATTCCAGTGCGTCCCCCACATGTCATCGTCGGAGCCTGGGATTGGCTTTTTGAGTTGCAGGTTGGGCGTTACCGTGTAACCGCTCATCGAGAGGCTCCTCGCGAATAAGGCAGATCGATGGATGCCTGATAAACGGCGGTAGAGAGTTGAACGCTCGTCTCGGCGGTTTCACCAAAGACAACCGGCGTCCATGTCCCAGGCTCGCAGCCGGCTGGTTTCATCCATGGGCCACGATTTCTCTCGTAAGGACCGGCGCCATACGGGCCGAGGCCGTAGGGACGCGGCTTTGCCATTAGAATGAAACCAGTTCAGAACGTAACGGTGCCCCGCCAAAGTCTGATTGCTGCTTCCAAAGATTCGCCCGCGTGACTGCCTGCTGGAACGCCGCGTCCGCCTGCTGCGCCCGGTCGTCGTCCAGTTCGAACATCGCGCCGTATTTGCAGATACCGAAAAAATACACCGCGTAGAGCGCCTCGAGGACGGCGTTGGTATCACTGGGCAGCAGCAACGGCTTTGGCCTCGCATACCATCCCATCAGCACGCTCTGAGGCACCCAGGATGGGTCTGGCGGGTTTGGTATCCAAGGGTGCGGCAAGAACTCGATGCAGTCGTGGACGAGCCTGTAGGCCCTGCACGGACCCCAGTTGCCGCCGACAACGGCGCCGTCGACCCAGCCGTTGCCAGCCGGATCTGTCCAATGTCCGCTCCACTCGTCCTTGAGTTCGAGCAGCTCCCCACTGGTGGCGTCGCGGATCGACGCCATGGTGGCGAAGTCGGCCGGGAGCGAGATATAGGCGCTGTCGATTGGCTGCGTGCCCGATGTGATCTGACATCGGGCGCGCAGGGTCTCGGCGATCTCGGTCTCGACCATCAGCACCCAGCCAGGGATCAGGCTGGTTAAATCCCTGCGATTCAACCAGTTCTGAACATCGTCGATGAGCTGCTGATAAGAGGCCACCTACTTCTTGTCGTTCTTC